GTTCCTTCTTCTACAAGTTGTTTAAGAGTTGAAAGATCTGGTTTCTGGATAAAAGTATTATACAAAGATTCAACAGCAGGAGTTTTTGAAAACGAAGCAAGACTATTACCAGCAGGAAATTGAAGATCGACATCAATAAAGCGAGCCATGACTTGAACTGAAACAGTACCAGAAGATGCAACATCTTGAAGAGGAGAATAAACTGTAATATAGAAATCACCAATTGTACCATCACCTGAAAGAAGATTGTAATAAACATAGGGAGCTGCATAGGGCACTTTAAGTTTAGCTTTTGAAGCATCCATCAAATCCAAATTTGTTCGAGGCATTCCAGAAAGAGTTGAAAGATTTGCAGACGAGGCGGTTGGAGTTGTTGTTTGACACATGGCATTTTTAGCATCATTATATTTAGCACCAGGCAAATAAGAAATGAGCAAATTTCCTTGTTGAAAAGGTTGTTTATTTACAAGAACAACAAATTCAACACCAGCACGTAATCCGAAGAAGTTGTAGGCCTTACGGGACAGTGCTGGTTGAGCAAGAAGAACATCAGGAAAGCGATATTGTTTTAAAACTGTGCCAGCAGGAGAAGTAACTGCCCACTGAAAGTTGTCAATCTCATATAAACGCCCCAAGAATCCTGGAATTGTATGAGTTTTATTTTCTTGCGTTGAAGCCATGACCAAAGCTTTGGGCGTTTGGGTATTCTGCAATGGTGCTTGCACCTCTTCCAAAACACCTTCGTCCTGAAAACCAATGATTTCGACTTGTTCCGTGGCCTGAGAGTGTGTGTCAGAAAGATCTGACGTATTTTTTGAGTTAATTGAGTTTTGAGCAAGTGAATTTCTTTGTGCGTAGAACCACTTAATCCATACACACGCACCTTGATTCCCTGGATTTTGTGGGGCTGCCACGTGCCATCCTGGAAAGTAAAACTAAATAGTTAAGCACATTATATAAATAGCAATTATTTTCTTTTAGAGCAAGGAATTTATATAGAAAATAAAGATCACATTCATACTTTAAAAATGGTAACAAAAGGTTAATAAATCGTCAGACACACCATTCACGTATCCAACATTTATTCTGCGATAATAACAGAAAAGAGACAATTTTCTTTTAAGAATATCCTCATCATATTCATTAACGAATAGTGTTTTGGAATTCTTATCCATCATGATGTAATTTCGGGGCATTTTCTTATTTGTTTTCACCAAAGAAAAATCCCTATTGATTTCCAAGAAAAGAGGCTCGTCGCAGACAGCAGCAATGTATTCGTTTTGCGTAGCAAAGCGATACATAACTTTATTTTTAATACATTCATCATACAAAATTTTCTTATATTTATCGAAAGTTTCTCTATCATGCAAAGACAATTCACGCATAGTCACATCCAAATTGGCAAGTGTTATCGCATCACTAGCTAACCCTTTCTTCGTCCACTGAACTATCTCTAATACAGTGTCCAGATCAAGGGGAGCTACATAACGATTCAAAGCAGGATTCCATTTAAAATGACGTTTCAAATAAGCGACTTCGCTGATATCACGCACAGGCACAATTATTCCGGTTTTGGCTTCATCAGTATATTCATGACCAATCACAAGCAATGCTGTAGTTATTGTGTTTTGATTGAACCAAGATATGATCTTTTCGGAGATTCCAATCAGATTATCATCTCCATAAGAAACCATGGCAACAAACAAATTGAACCACTTCATGGATCGGAAATCTTCTCCAGTTTGTTCAAAATGCAATTGAGCACAAATCATGTAAGCAATACGGATAATTATAGAGTTGTAAATTGAGTTCAAAATAGCGGTAATGGGACATCCTGAGGGTTGTGAATGAGTAGCCTGATAAATAACATCACGATTAATGTGTATAGCATGCACGATGTGCATCCATAGCGTTCTTCGAATTTGTGCATTTTCCGGCCCATCATCGTACCACTCGTTGATAGCATCGAGAATGGCCCATAGAATCTGAGATGACAGTGATCCATCAAAATTGGAGAAATCTCCAGCAACGACCTTGATTCCCAATTTAGTTGCAGCACGCGACGCCAATTTACGAACAATATCATTCCAATCAGGGGAATAAACATTTGTACCAACAGACACTTCATTGTCATTACGATTGTGCATCATCCATGCGGCGAAACCTAAAAAGTATTGTCTAAAAGCGATGGTAAAATGTACAGGTCCTCCGCAAAAAACGCGAGTTTTTCCAGCTTCAACTTTGGCAATTGGTCTACGTTCATCTTTAAGAGTATCACTCCAATAAACACCAGTCTGAATTCCATCTCTACAATTTTGGATCAATTTCTCCACATCAGCTTTAACTTGTAAAGCCAAGGGAGAATTTAGATCCCATTCATCATCACCAAAAGCATCTCGTTTTCCACGCAATTTTTCGTTAGTCATAGTATATGGATAACCCATAGACGTTGAACGATTAATTGGTGCGAGGAATTCGTCACCTGGCACTCCAATCAAAGCTTCTTCATAAGACAGAACTCGAGAATAATCGCGCATTTCCTTGAAACATTCATTTATGACAAAATTATTCTTAACATCATTCACAGCAATATCGATATATTTTGGATTAATGCGAGGAACACTCTTGCCATACTTGATCAGACCATTGTACATTGGATCCACTCCTTTTGAAGCACGTAATTTTGCGGGGATTGTTTTGTGAGGAACATAATCAAAGAAAGGGGAAGGGATAATTTTTGAATTATTGCCCGAACTAAGAGGAACATCTGTTTTACCATGAATAATCAAACCTTTGTCCAATGGAACACTTCCGCAAACATTGGAATCGCCCAAAATCGGCTCACATGCAATATCAATCTCAACACACATTTGATAACGTGCATCTATCTTTGACAAAGCATCACGCAAGGATTCTTGAGTTATTGTTTGAGCCATACCAATGTAGCCATTTGAGGCCATGTGAATACCAACAATTTTTCTCAAAGCTGAATTGTTATTGAGAATGATGGGGGCACCACAATCACCTGATGAAGTAGAACCACCATATTGCCAGCAATGATTAATTTCCATTTGAACATTTTCATCGTTGATGCGCACTCGATTCATCGACATTTTCACATCATGCAATGAGCGCTTCGAAATACAAATATCATTTGGATTTGAATTGAAGGTAGGCAATTGAGCAGCGTAATTTCCATTAAGCATTGACAAATCTTCAGTCTTAATAAACAAATTTAAAATGTTAGTGTGAGGAGAAACGCGATCTTCTTTGGGACACAACCAAACGATAGCAGCATCAATAGGTTCTTCATTCTTATACAGTCGCACATGATTATCGAGCATCGAGCCAAATGTGAATTCAACGAGTTTTGAAGATCTATTGGACAAATAAAGAACATGATCACGTGATCGTGATTGTTTGAGAATTTCAAGATAATGATAGTTAATCAAAAAGCAAGTGCCCTTGATAAATAGAACATTACCATAAGGCTTAACATCATCATGCAACAAATACAATGAACGACTTACTATTTTATTTTCGAGCATTTCGCAGCCTTGATCTTGATACATTTCAACTTGCAAGGGTTTTTCGGGTTCAAGAATTTCAATTTTCATTTTAGGTGCTTGATTGGCCAGAGGTTTAACATC